GTTCTCTTCGGGGACGCCCGTGAGATCCCACGAGCCGTCGTCCTTCTTGACCGGCACGGCCTGTGCGGTCTCACTCATTCCGTCCTCCTTGTTGACTTTCCATTCATCCGGGAGCTGGTCTTCAGCGCCTAGGTCTTTTGCGCGCTTGACGATGTGCGCCTGAATCTCTGCGTGCGGTGCTTTGCCACGGCCAACCGCATGGATGGCGTTCTTCAGGTCGGCCACGTTCTCGATCGGGTATGAGCCGTTCGAGAGGGCCGCGCCGTTCGTGGCGAGGGCCTTGCGCTGGTCGGCGGTGAAGTCGCGCTTGAGCAGCGACTCGTAACTCTTGGCGAGTTCTTCGTCCTCGTTGTCCTCGTCGCCGGGCTTGCCCTCGGTGCCGTTCGCGTTCTCTTCGTCCTCGTCGGCCTGCGCGGGTGTGATCGCCTTCAGCACGTCGGCGGGGATCGCCTCAACGATGCGGGCGTAGGCGGATGCGGCAAGCAGGACTTCCTCGTCGCCGCCTGCCTTCTTGACACGCTCTAGGAGTGCGTCTTCACCCTCGGCAGGATCATCGAGAATCTTGGCAATCGTCTCGTCAAACTCGACCTCGCCATTCTTCGCAAGCAGGAAGCGCCGCTTGTTCGCGCCGCGATGCACCAGAGAAACCTCTCCGGGCTGAATGTCGTGGAGCTTGCGAGCCATCCGAACCGCGCCTATCGGAAGCGGTCCGGGTTCGTTCGCTTAGAGCATCCCCATCATGCGTAGAACCTCTTGCGCTTCGTCGTCATGTTCCTCGACGGATGCAACTACGGCAGGCGCTACAGGTGTCGAAGTTTCGAGTGGTCTAGCCCGTCCTCTATGCACCATCCGTTGTGACTGAGCGCGAAGACGGGCAAGCGTGGAGGGGCCGACCTTTCTGCGACCGCTGGACGATCCGCCCCCGCCAACGTCCGGGTTCTTCGGTACGGGATTTGCCGTAACGGTCAGTGAGATCCCGAGCGTTGATGTGCCGAGAATCCCGAGTGCAGGGCTGAGGATGCGTGAGAGTTCGGCGGCGAGTGTCCCCTTGCCTGCAACGATGAGCGAGGGAAGCGCGCCGGAGATGAGCGGAATGACGGTGGTCGTTGCCGCCAGGGTCGATGTGCCCGCCAAAGAGGGCGTGATCCGCTGGAACGGTGTGACCGTTGCGGCAAGGCTGGACGTTCCGGCGAGTGTCGCCCCGATTCGCTGGTAGGGCGTAACGGCGGCTGACAGGCTGGACGTGCCCGCGAGGTTGATCGTGATGCGCTGGTACGGAGTGACCGAGGCCGTGAGAGCGCTTGTGCCGTTCAGGGTGACGGCGACCCTCTGGTGCTCCACGATTGCCGCGACAAGGGCAGACGTGCCCGCCAAGGCCACTGCGAGCCGCTGGTAGGGTGTCAGCGTGGCTGCCAGAGTGGATGTTCCGGCGAAAGCGGCCACGATCCGCTGGTAGGGGACGATGGTGGAGGTTAGTGAGCTTGCCCCGGCGAGGGTGGGGGCGATCCTCTGATACGGCTTCACCGTGGCCGTCAGCGCGGACGTGCCGGTGAGGGCGACAACGATCCGCTGGTAAGGCGTCACCGATGCGGTAAGCGAGCTGGTCCCGGCGAGTGTGACCGTGATCGCCTTCGTCACGGGTGCCTTCGTGACGGCCGCTGCAAGGCTCGACGTACCGGCCAGCGTCACCGCGAAGCGTTGCAGCGGTGTGACAGTCGCCGTAAGCGCAGAGGTTCCCGCGAGTGCGACGGTGAAGCGGTGAAGTGGTACGACGGTCGTGGAGAGCGTCGAGGTTCCCGCCAGCGCGACGGAGATCCGGTGAAGCGGCGTTACCGTGGCCGCGAGACTCGACGTGCCCGCGAGAGTGATCGTTATGCGCTGGTAGGGCGTTACCGTCGCAGTAAGCGAAGATGTGCCCGCGAGCGTCGGCGCTATCGCCTTCGTGGAAGACGACGCCTCCCACAGCGAGCGGAGCGCAAGTAGCACGGACTACCCCTGCGGAGACACGGCTAGAACTCGTCCCACTCGCACGTCGCGACCCACATATCCGTGGTCGGGTTCTGGGTGGCGAGCACGTAGTCGAGGAACACGACTAGCCCTTCCAGCGCCCGCAACGTAACGAACGTGTCGCCGTCAAAGAACGTGGTCCGGTCGAACATTTCGTAGCCTGCGGCGGTAATCATCCGGGGGGCGTATTCCTGTGTGAGGATCGTCCCGGCCGGAAGGGTTGCCGTTAGCGCTGTGGTTGAGTTTGTTCCGTCCGCCGAAGCATCACCAAACACCGTCACCGACGCGCTAGACGTGAGCGCCGAGTCGAGCGGGGTCTTCGTCAGTGCCGTCCCGTTCGTCGGTAGAACAGTCACCTTCCACGCCCGGATCATCGGGGGAAGCACCGTTACCGCCTTGACCACCGTCTGAACGAGGTCAATGGCGATCATGTTGATGTGAACGACCTTGGTCGAGCCGGTCGCGTTGTGTAGGGCGAAGACCTTTTGCCCGGTGGTGCCTGCCCGTCCTGGTGTGCGGAACGTTGCGGCACGTCCCCGGTATGTCGGAACGGGGCCGTTTCTAGTGACAGCCTCTCCGGCCGCCGAGACCCCCATCTTGTTCGCGTAGGTCGTCGGGTCGGCAACCACGACGTTCTGGCGGTAGACGGTGGGTGTTCCCGCCTCTGTGGAGGTTATGGAGTCGGCGTCAACGTCTTTGCCTGCTCCGTCTACTGCTACCTGGACGTGACCTGCGGCCACCGGGCGCTACGCCTCGGACGCGCTGAGTGCGGAAATGGCGATTTGCCCCGTATCCCCAGGGTTGATCGCCGTAGAAGTCACAGAGCCGAAGTAGAGAATGTTCCCCGCCGTGCTCGCGTCACAGATCGCAAAGAAGGTGATGGTGTTTAGCACTCCGGCGTTGGCTCCGAAGGTGATCGCGGTCCCGTTCGTGATCGCCGCGCCGCCCGTTGAGGTCGGAAAGTTCGTTCCGTTCGCGGTCACGGCCACGCGCGCATAGCCGGTGTAGCTCGCCTCGCCTGCCGTCGATCCCGTGGAGGCCGCTGTCAGTGTTGCCGTCCAGAGCGCCATGTAGAGCGTGGCGGGGGATGAGTACGCGGCCGCATTGAACTGCGCGTTGAGGAGCTTGCTGATCTGGACCTGAGACTTACCGGATGCCACTAGCCGCGCCTCTCAGCAAGAAGCGCCTGGATCGCGTCGAGTTCATCGGCGGTGACAGTGAGTCCCGCGCCGCCATCCTCTAGCGCGATGTGCGCAAACTGCCCGTGCTTGCGATCATGCCAAGAGGTGTCGTCCCCATTGGCAAGGCGGTAGCTGCCGTCGTCGTCTAGGACGAGGCGCTGGTCGGGCTGGTCGTTCTCATCGACGGTGTAGTGCCACCCGTCCTGGTAGCAGACGGGGCCTGTGTAGTCCGCGCTCACTCAGGCACGTATCGCTTGCTGCCGTCTTCTGCCGTCTCGACGCGCACACTCTTGGGCTTCGCGGCTTCGACATTGACGTGGTTGTGAACCTCGGGTGCGGCCGGTGCCTCAACATGGTTGTGTACGACCGGCGCTGCCTGCTCGGGAACATGGACGTTAACGGTGTGCTCGCCATGCTCCGGCATGTGGTTGTGAACTACCGGGGTGATCGCGCCGTCGTTGAAATTGACGTGAACGTGGACGGGCTGCGGGGCATGTGCAACCGGAGCGTCCTTCGCAAGCACGACGGGCGGCGGGTTCTTGACCACGCCCCCCAGCGGCATGGGCGAGCGCCTACCGGACCCGCCAACCGACCATGCCCCCTTGTGGCCCTTCTTGACCTGCTCCCAAAGGTTGTCATCGGGAACATGCGCGGCCAGCACCCACGATCCAGCCTTCACGACCTGTCCGCCCATAGAGAAATCACAGGGGGCGATGTACGACTCAACGGGCCTCACCGTTCCGGGGGCCATCTTCGCGTGCTGATCCCCGATAGCTAGGCCCTGCTGGTAGAGGTAGCGGTGAGCGGCAATCTCAACGTCCTCCTTGCTCACCACGTCGCCTTGTGAGTCCTCCACGTCCGGTTCGAGGACGATGCCGTAGATGATTCGCTGTTCGGAGTCGGCCTTGAGGACGGACAGCTCGGGTGTAGAAGTCTCCACCACGTCGCCCTTCTTGCGCTTCCGCTTCGGCTTGGCCTCGCCGAGAGGTACGTCTACGTGGACATCTGTGGCCGTTGGGGCGTCTTTGCCCACCTTCCAGTCATCGTCTAGCGGCTTGTCATCGAGTACCGACTTGCGAACGAGGACGGGGAGGGGACGCCTGACGAGTTCCACGGGTGGGGGATATCGGCGGGCTAGGGCTTGCATCTATCCGACCTGCCATGTAGGGTGTCAGGATGGAAGCTAACCGAGAAGGGACGGCCCAATGACTGACCTTGTTCCGTTGTCCGCCGCACGCGACCTCGACACCGTGATCGAGGAATGCCTCAATCTCGGCATGTCGCCTACGGAGATCCGCGACCAGCTTGCGAACCGCGAGGGTGAGGAATGGCTAAACGCGGAGATCATCGCGCGTCGTGATGACTTCGTTTACAGCATCGCGCAGGTTCGTATGCGCGCCCGCACTCGCTCGGTTGAGCGCGTGCTAGCACCTGGCGACCCTCGCATCCAATCGGAGATTCTGCTCGCGAAGATTCACGTTCCCACTGAGGACGGTTCGTGGATCAGCATTCGCTACGCCGACGCTACCGCCGAGGATCTTGAGCGGCGCATCGCCTTCGATCTTGGCCTTGCTGTGGGAGTCATGCGTCAGGCGTTCTGGCTCAAGGAGTGCGTTGCCATGATCCGCGAGCAGGGCGTCCGCACGCTTGGCGAAGTGAAGGGCGATCTTCCAGCCCTCCCGTCCGCCGAAGATGTGAGGGAGTTGATCGCGTCGTGACCGTCCATAATGATCGCGCCGACCACCTTGAACCCGGCGATCTCGACGCGATCCGCTTCCTTGCACGAACCCTCGATGACCTAGAGCATCTGCGGGTGGCAACGGCTGGCCGCGTCCGTTCGGCTGGCTTCTTGGGTTCAATACTCACACTCCCCGCACTCGTAGATTCACTAGAGGGGCAGGAGCACAAGATCCGCCTAGAACTACAGAAGACGTGGAAGAAGCACTACCTCTACCCGTGGTCGTCCACGCTGAAAGGCGTGAAGGGTGGGACGTTGCTTCCTCGTCTGATTGCGGAACTTGGCGACCCGTACATTGCAACACCGATGGCGGGGTTCCGAGTCGAGCCAACGAAGGCGAATCCGACAGGCTGGTCCGTCGTCCCCGATGGCGAACCGTACGCGCGCTCGCTGCGCCAACTGTGGCGCTACTGCGGCCTCGGTGACGTGAACGACAAGCCGAAGCGCGGCGTTACGCAGGAGGAAGCGCGGCAGGGTGGGCGGGCGATCATTCGCAAGCGGGTGTGGTTGATCGTGGACCAGTTCATCCGTCACCGCACGGAGCCGTACCGGAGCATTTACGACACCCAGAAGGCTGCCAAGGTGGAGGCCGGGTGGAAGTTGGGCCATGCTGAGAACCATGCGCGCCGGATCGTGATGAAGGAGTTTCTCCGCGAGCTGTGGAGAGCCGCCCGCGCCGTCCACGATTGGAGCGGCGACCAGTTAGTACGCGGCGACGTGGGCGGCACAGAGCCGGGAGCGATCCAGAACCCTTTCGACGGCCAGAAGTCGGTCGGTCGCTCCCGCGAACTTGTGAGCGTGTAGAAGATGCCCGCGCCGTCCAGTGTCTTCGCGAAGACCATACGTCGATCGGCGGCGCGGGCTACATCAGATCGGGGGCGGCCCGTCGAGATTGCGCAAGCCATTCCCTCTCCGGCCGTCCCCGTACAACATCAGGCCGCTCCACCTCGAACTCGTAAGCCAGAATTTGAACGGGCGGCCTGAACTCTTGAAGATGGAACGCCCAACCCCACCGCGCATCGCCCTCACCCCACCCGAAGCGGCAGAGTCGCTAGGTGTCTCGCACGACTTCTTCCGTCAGCACATCGACCCGGACCTACGGTGGATCAGGCGGGGGAGGAAACGGCTAGTCCCTGTGTCTGAGTTGCAGGCTTGGGCGGAACGGTCAGCGGGGCGGGTGTTCGAGTGATCGGAACTGTGAGAAGGTTCTGGCGGAAAACCCGGCGAGAGCGCGAGGCAGAACTCGACGCGTACGCACTCCTCCTGCTTGACACGCCTTACACGCCGGTTTACCCCTTCACACAGGAGGACGACGGCCACCCAATCGTTCTTCGGTCATCCCTAAATAGGCTGCTTACATGGCCCGATCGTTACTCCGTGCTCTCGCATTTGCAGCGCAAGGGATATGTCTTGCGCGATCTCCCTTGGCTGACTGGCGACATCGAAGCGCTACTAGCCACCGTCGAGGACGAGGAAGCATGAACAGCGACAACCCGAGCGGGGGCGGGTGTTTGATTGATGGCCTACGGCGAGTCTAAGTCGGCGGCGGAATTACGCGCGGCCTGCCAACCAGAACCGGGCGATGGCCCGTTCACGACTGAGGTAAAGCGCACCCTTCTAGAGGGTCTACAGCCTTGGTTCCCTCACGCTTGTGTCGAGATTAGGAACGCGCCCGACGTGTTCCCCGAGGATTGGGTCGAGATACTCGACTAGCGAACGAGCGACAACGAAGGACGAGCAACAGGAACGAGCGACGGCAACCGCAAAATCGCCGAGCACTTGCAGCGCGGGTGAGCTTCCCCCGGTAGCAGGCCGTCCCACGTCTGCCCTAGTGGCACCCGCGTACCGTTAAGGATCGCGCATATCTCGGTCGGGTCGTCCTGCACCGCTGACCATTCCATCTCAGCGGTGGCGTAGTTGAATAGTCCCGAGCGTGCCGCATCGTTCCACCCTGCCAACCGACCCCTAGTGGCTGCGCGTGCAGTTTCAGTTACGGCGATCGTCTTCGCCCTCGCCGTCCGCATCTTCCCCGCATACCGCATAGCCGACCCCGCCACCTGATCCGGTGAACGCCCAAGTTTCCGCTGCCCCTCCGCAAAGTTCATCACCGCATTCGCCTGACGAGAGGTAAGCCCGACAACCTCCCGAATCTGCGGGGCAAGGACATACGGGTGTATACCGGACGCATAGCCCCTACTGACCACGTTGGCAATAGCGCGACGTGTCTCCGTGCTCACCTCACGGACAAGCCTTGCC